AGGCTGGCACCGCCTATGTCGGCGGCGGTCGAGTCCGACGCAGCCGGCGGGGCCGTCGTCCATCCCGTACGGTAGATGTTCAGCAGCCGCTGTCTCGAGACATACTCCGTCGCCACCGGAAGCTGCAGCGTGCTCGTATACGGGTTTGCGATCGGCAGCGTGGGATCCATGCAGTATCGCGTGGTCCACTTCAGGCCCAGCCGCAGCGCCTTGCCGCCCTCGAGGTATTCCGCCGTGTAGCCGCGAAACCGTGCGGCACGCTCCCAAGTCGCGCTTGCCGCGGCGGGAAACAGGCTGCCGACCAACGGCAGGACGCCCGCGGTGCGGAGCGCCGCAATGTCGTCGGGATTGTCGATGTTCGGCACGACTGGCGGCGCGCCGGCCGGGATCTTCTCGACGATGAGCTGCATCATGATCGCGCCTTCCGACTCGAGCGTGGGCTCGGTCGTTTCGCGACTCAGTCGGTGATAGGTGAAAGATCCAAGCGTCGGCATTACTGCAGATTCCTGTTGATGCGCTTCAGTTCACGCGTGGTGGCGTCGGCGCGCGGCGTGTCCATGAACTCGGTGAAGGTCGCATGCAGGTCCTCGCGCCGGCGCGGATCGTTCATCAGCGCCTGCAGGTACTGCGCCTGGCCTTCCGGCGCGACGGCCGCGTAGCCGGCTGCGAGCGCCTGGCCGACCTTCTCGGTAAGCGTGCCCTCGGCCGTGAACAGCTTGCCGAAGTATGCCCCGAACATCGCCGGGTACTTTTTAGCCTCACGCCCGAACTCCTCGAGCATCGTCCGTTGTCCCCCGGTTCCGAACACGAGGCCCGCACCGAATCCAGGCGCGCCTGGTTCCGGCTTGTTGCGCGCCTCGAACCGCGCAAGGGTCTCGAGGACGGCGGAATTCATGCCGACGGCAAGCTCGCCGGTGGCCTGAAACTTCTTGAACGCCTCGCCGGCGCCCGTCGCGGCGTCGACCATGGCATCGAAGGCCTTTGTGAGGCTCAGGAATGCCGCCAGGCCGCCTCCGACGGCGATGCCCCCCATGGCGGCCTCCCCGCCGAACGCCCCGCCCAGGATGCCTCCTAGGGGCCCTCCGCCGAGCGCCCCGAGGCCGGGGCCCATGGTCGCCCGCGTGCGGGCGATTCGCTCGGCCGACGCCTTGACCTTCGCCTCGGTGTCTCGAAGGCCTTTTGCGACGCCCTCGTTGGTGACCGTCACGGGCACCTTCACTGCCGGCATCTTGTCGGTCATGTGAGTCGCCTCCTTTCCGAACGCGCGAAGGCCCGCTCGCTCTTGTTCATCGTTCGCAGGTTGCTCAGGATCTTCTTGCTGGCACGCTCGGCGCGCTTGCGGGCGAGCTCGGCTTGCCTGTTCAGCTTGCGGTTGTACAGGCCGATCTCCATGGCAAGGGCCCCGCGCAGGTTGCCGCGCTCGGAGCGGTAGCCTTTGGAGAGATACTCCAGCCGATAGATGCGTGTCGTGTTCGCAAACCGCTTGCGCAGCCCTCGACGCCAGCCCCGGCCCTTGCCCTTGCGCTTCTCCCGGTCGTTGTCCCACAGCTTCGGATACGGGCGCCAACCGACCTCGTACAGGTGCGAGCGCCAGCCGGGGAGCTGGTCGCCGTAGCGGCCCTTCAGCTCCTGCCCAGGCGCGACGCGGCCCGTGCGGACGCCGACGGCGCCCCACACGGCACGCTTGTAGACGCGCACCTTCTGAAAGATGTTGGCCTTCGTGCGGTGCGCGTTGTGGTACGCGGCCGCTCGAGCACGGCCCTCGACGCGCTTAGTCCACCGCACGATCGCGGCACGAATTATCTTCTTGCGCAGCTTGACCGGATATTCCGCCGTCAGCTTGCGCATGGCCTTCATGTCGGCCTCGTCATAGCTGAATTGGACGGTGTAGCCGCCGGCGTTCTTCAACGCCTCTAAGCGTTCTTTCCGACGCACGAATCCTGCCACGGATGGCCTCCCAGTCTGGAATGTCCAGCTCGTGGTTTATCAGTGCGACCGGAATCCGATCGAGATCCGTGCTCATGTACGCCCTGGCCGCGCGGAGCACGCCGCGCGCGGCCTGACTCAGTCCCGCCCTTCGCTGTACAGCGCCTCCGCGGCCTTGCCGATGGCTGCGACCGTCAGGCCGTCGGCGGCGAGCGCCTGCTCGAGCGAATCGAAGACGGGGACGCCGTTCTCAAGCAGGTGCCGCCACGCAAGCCAGGCATGCAGCTTCGTCGGCATGTTCTGCGAGACCTCGATGGCCTCGACGAGATCAGCCGCCGACGGACGGCGCAGCTGCACGCTGCAGCCGGCGACCTCGACTGTGGCCGGACGGAGAAGGAGCGCGTCTCGAATCGACCTCATGCGATGGTCACAGCTCCCGTGCACTGGAAGTCGCAGGACGCGCGCACGAGGTCTCCGGCCTGTCCGGTGATCTCGAAGCGGGTCAGGATGGCACTTGCCGTGTATGTCTGCGAGGTCGAGCTCGTCACCACGAGCGTGGCTGGCGTCCCGCTTGCGATGTACGACTCGAGCGCCGTGTGGCTGACATTGCCCTGGTCGTAGAAGATCTCGATCGATGCCGACGCGCCCTGGATGCCGGCAATGTAGGACCGGGTGGATGATCCGATCTCCGTCGTTTCAAGCGCGCTGCGTTCGTTGGTGAAGGTGAAGTTGCCAGTGCCGACGATGGTGGTTCCACCGAAACTGACCGCGGAGAGGTTTGTGTTGAGCGCCATTGACTTACTCCGTGAAGTAGACGGTGAAGGTGTGCGTGTACTCGGCGGGCAGCGACTCGTCGCCGTCGGCGGTCACGGCAGGATCGGCCGCGCCGCCGTTGTCGATGATCGTCTCGAAGTCGATGCCGTCGTATGTTCCGGGCACGGCCGCGCTGCGCACCTGGGCGCCGATCGCGATCGCGTCGATGGTCGCCTCGGCGACGCAGCGGACCTCGATGTCGGCACGCTTCAGCGGCGTCGTGCCGATGGTCTCGATGCTGTACTGGGCAACCTCGAAGGTGATCGCCGGCAGCGCCGTGTCCTGCAGCCGGTATCCGTGCGTTATGCGCGCATCCGGCACCAGGTTGATGGTGCTGCCCGCGGTCAGCATGGCGCGGACAGCGCTCTCGATGCTCATTAGACGACCTCCGTGCAGTCGATGACCGCGACGCGATCGGCCTCGTCGAGGTTGCGGATGGCGTTCACGCGCAGCGTCTTTCCGCGCACGGTCAGCCGATCGACCTCGCTCAGGCCAGCGCCCTGGACGGCCTGCCAGCGGGCGCGGACCTCGTAGCTCTTCAGAACGGCGATGCCGTCTGCGTAGCTCGACTCGTTGCCGGATTCGTTGCGCAGGTCGCAGCGGAAGGTCGCGCCCGCGGTCCATGTCTCGACGCGCATGCCGAGCGCGTCCTGGGATGTGCTCGGCGTCTGCACGGTCGCCACCCATTTCAGGCGTCCGGCCGAGATCATCGGAAACCGACCTTCGTGGTGATGGAGTCGAGGATGTACTGCAACCCGAGCGGCACGGTCGAGAGTGTGATCGGCTGCGAGGCTTCTGGGTTGTTGTACCAATGGCCGACGAGGCTGATGACCGCGTGCACGACCTCGGGGGGCATGTCCGCGTAGCCGGCGACATAGGTGACCACGATGGCCGTGCCCTCGTCGAGGGCAGGCTTTTCGAGGAAACGCAGCATCGGCATGGCGTCGCTGCGGTCGATCCAATAGTCGGCAGCCGGAACGGTGGTCAACACGCCGCCAGTGGTGTACTTCACATGCGTCAGGGACGAGAACGGGAACGCAGGAAATAGCGTGTCGCGCCACTCGACGAGATACAGCTCGTAGGACGCCGGCTCGAGCGCGAGCCCGGTGTTCCGCGAAATGAGCGACATGGCCGCCTCGCGAAGCCTGGTCAGCTCGCGGTCGTCGTCGTCGTAGTCGACCTTCAAAGCCGACTTGATTGTCGTGAGCGGTATGCCCATAAGACCCGGCCGGGGGGTTTCCCCCCCGGCGGGCGGTCAAGAAGAAAGAGGAATCATCCGATGATCGCGGCGAACGCGGCCGGGAGCATAAGCTTCGAGTCGGTGCGCGTGTAGACGTACATGTTCGTCTGGTGATTCGCGGCGGCGCTGTAGGGGTCGATCATGGTGGTGATGCCCGTGCGGTCGAAGATCTCGAAATAGTTGAAGTCTCCGACCACCGCATAGATGGCGTTGTCGGCGGTCGCAGTCGGCACGTACTGCCCGATGCGGTACGGCACGCCGTAGATGGTGCCGGGCGCGCCGTTGGTGATGCCGCCCTCGTTGCCCACCTTCCACACGTAATCGGTGGTGTTGACCTTGATCTTGCGGACGGCCTTGAGGAAGGCGTCCGAAATCAGCCACGAGAACCGCGGCGAGTTGCGGTAAGCCGGGGCGACGAGGTGCACGGTGTCGATGAGGTTGTCGCCAGTGACAGTGGTGAGCGCCGCGGCCGCACCGAGGTTCGTCACCTGCGAGATGCCGTTAAGCGCCGTGTAGACGGTGGTCGAGCAGATGCCTTCCGGCTCCGGCGTGCCCGCGCCGGTGTTGCCGATGGTGTACATCTCCTCCTGCTTCAGGCCGATGCTGAGGCCGCACTTGTCGGCCACATACTGCAGGCCGCTGCCGATGCCGCCGTTGCCGATGGCGTCCTCGATGAACTCCTGCGACATCGTCACGCGGGTCACGAACTTGCGCGGCGAAATCGAAATCTGCGTAGAGAAGCTGGGATCGGTCGCGGAAATCGCGCCGGCTTCGGCCACGATGCTCGTCGTGGGCAGCGCGTTCTCCACCGCGATGGTGCGCTTCGAGTCGATGCTCGAAATCGGCGCCATGCTGCGCAGGACGTTGGCCTCGCGAAGCCGGTTGATGATGCGGCGCTCGAGGTCAGTCGGAATCGCGGCGCCCGAGGTGCCCGTGGAAAGAGCGCGCATTTCGGAGTTGTCGCCACGCACGACTGCGCTGAGCCAGCGCTTTGCGTACGCCTCGCTCGACGGGTCGTTCGCGTCGCCGAGCTGCGCGGCCTTCGGCGCGCGCGACTCGAACATCGGCTGCGACTCGAGCTTCGCGAGGCGGGCCTGCAGCTGCTGCAGCTGGGCGCGCTCCTCGATCGCGGTCAGGTCGGCGTCCATGCGCGCGATCTTCTCGCGCTCCTCGCCGCTGCCGCGGACCTCGACGGTCTGGGTGGGGGCGCCAGTGCGGCGCGCGAAGGCGTCGAGCGCCTTGCGGTACTCGTGCACGGTGTTCTGCATGTCGTTCAGCTCGTCCATCGGATCATCCTTTGCATGTGGAGTTCGAGCCGCAGGCGCGCGGCTTCGATTGACGCCGCGGAAACGCTCCGCAGGCTCGAATTGGTCTGGGGGTAGGCCGCGTCCTGGACGATTGACACCTCGACAAGCTTCGCGCGCTTGACGAGCCGCTCGGTCCGCTTCGCGTTCCACGATTCGTCCTCGACGAAGAATCCAAACGACATTTCGCCCGTCAGGTCGCCGCGCTCCAGCAGCGCGCGCACATCGTTCCCGAGGCTCGTCTCGGGCAGCGACGCCTCGAACGCGAGGCCGTTCCGGTCGCTGCGACGCT